TTAGCGCCGCAACTCTCCAATGTGGGAGGCGATCGCGCGCAGCGCATGGGCAAGGTTGCGCATCGGTTTGTCAGCACCGGAAGTTGCTTCGGGGCCTGTCGTCGGCACTGGGGCAATCGCACCCAGAACTCCGGTATCGAAGACAAAAGTGTCGGAGAACGGGGTCCCCAGCTCGTCTCTGTATCTGACCCTGACGGTCGACCTTGCATCAACCCCCGACTCTGTAATCCCCTTGGCGGGATCGTGCCTCCACATCACTCGTTCTCGCGCGCCCGGCGCCAGCCAGCGCTCCGACTCCAGGTAGCTTGCCAGCGGTGTGGCGATGTGGTCCTCAGGGTTCTTCTTCGTGAGGCCTTCGACGGTGTAGGTGATCTGACGTGCGCTGGTTCTTCCGTAGTTGCGCACGATCAGATCCCATGATCCAGCTCCATGAAATCCGGGGACGACTTCTGCGACGACGTATGGACGGCCCTCCCGCTCAGCTTGCGCTCTCAGCAAGCTGAGTTGGCGGCGAGCGCTCGTCAGTGTCCCGACGGCCCCAACCAGAAGGCCGATCGTTGCCAGAGCAGTCACGGCAGCTGCAATCGCAGCCACCCATGCCAAAGCGGCGTCCACAGGCACTCCCTCGACGATCTTGACCCACCCTGTCATCGGTCCTCACCCTCCCAGACCGGCACCACCCTCACCGTAGAACGCGGCCGCGCCGGCGTCACCACCACCCGGTCGATCAGCTGCCGCAACGCACCCCGCCGCAACTCCACCGACAGGACCTCCCAGTCGGCCAGGAGGTCACGTGCGAGCTCGGGCGCCGGTGCCCGCCTCGATGCGACAGCGGCCGCCTGCTGCCGCGCCTGCAACCCCTCCAACTGCTGCGTGAGCTCGTCGCGGATCTGCGCGTACATCGACTCCGGGATCGTGCCCGCGATGTGGCCACGGGTGGCCCGCAGCAACTGGGCATTCACCCTCTCCACCTCACGTGTCAGTCGGGTGGCCAGGGACTCCTGACGGCGTGCTGACCGCTGCTGCAACGAAGACGCCTCCCCCGCCGCTTCCACGTCGGCGGCGAGGTCACGCAACCAGGCGAGCACCGCACCTTCGACGACACGCATGGACGCGTACCCGCCAGGGTGGCGGTCCTGCGCATGCGCCTGCTTGCACCGGTACTTCGGCTCCCGTGCCCCACCGAACTGCCCCCCGTTCATGGACGACCCGCACTGGCAGCGGACCATGCCCGAGAGGAGGTATTGGGACCGTTCCGTCGTGCGCTCGACGCGCCGTTCTCGGCGGGCGACCTGGTACGCGTCCCACTCCCCCATGCTGATCACCGCTTCATGGGCGCCGGGACGTTGCTCGCCACGGACGTTGATGAGACCGGCACCGAACCCAGAGTCCAGTACCCGCCGCAGCGACCGATCAGACCAGGGACCAGCACCGGAGGCGGAGTAGCCGGGGAGCGTTTCGTACCCGTTGCTGTTGAGCCACCGCACCAACCCGTACACCGACTCACCGGCGATATAGCGGCGGTACAGCGACGCCAACACCGGCCCGGTTTCCGGGTCCGGCTTGTGCAGCTTCTCCTCCGGGTCGTAGGCGTACCCCCACCGGGGCTTCCCATTCGCGGGTCGCCCCTGCGCGACGCGGCGGGCGTGGGCTTCCTTCCACGTGTCACCGATGCGTTCGGATTCGAAGGCGGCGAGCTCGGCCATGACACCGCGGGCGAACCTGCCCGAGCTGGTGGCGACGTCGATCGGTTCGGTGGCGGATTCGATACGGCCGCCGGCTTGCTCGACGAGGTCAACGGCGACCGCCCAGTCACGCCGTGACCGGGACAGGCGCGACCACTTCCACAGGATCACGACGTCAGCGTCACCGGCTTCGATCATGTTCATGACGCGTTGCACGGCGGGGCGTTTCCAGGTGCGGCCGGTGATACCGGGGTCGGCTTCGACGGCGACGACCTGGTAGCCGTGGCGTTCTGCGTGGTCGCGGCCGGAGGCTTCCTGGACTTCGAGGCTGATGGATTCCTCGCGGTGGGTGGATTGGCGGAGGTAGAGGACGGCGCGGAGGGGTCGTTCGGGTGCGGGTTGTAGGTGTCGCTTCTGGTTCGGGGGCATCATGACCGCCGCGGCTTGGCAAGGGCCCGTCGCAGTCGGTTCACGACGATGGGGGCGTACGCGTTGGCGGCCGGTGTGGCGATGAGGTGGTTGAGGCGCTGGTAGTAGCGGGTGGCGGACAGGTCGAGTTGTTCGCGGATCGCGGTCTCCTTGGCGCCGGCGTACTTCCAGAACCGTGCTTCGAGGTCGAGGATCGCGCGGTCGGTGTCCGGGAGGTCGACGGCCTGAGTGGTCATGAGCGCCGCTCCTGCGCCCACTGGTGGACTTTCCGCAGGCGGAGTAGGCCTCGCACGCCCCAGATGATGGATGCGAGCACGAGGAACACTCCGAGGAGGGTGACGAGCTGGGCGTCTTCGCCGATGACGATGAGGAGGATCCCGAGGACGAGTGCGATTGGGCTGAAGATCAGCATCATGGTCGGGTCTTTCGGGCGCTGTGTGTTCGTGTTCACGGGGTCCTCCACGGGTGCTTCGGGTCTGTTCTGGATCGTAGGTGTGGGTGCTGACATTGGCTTCCCGGGGCTGGTGTGTCCGGGTGTGTCCCAGGTGTGTCCGGAAACACCTGGTTGGGTGTGTCCCGGTCCCGCTCCCCCCTACGGGGAGCGGGACACACTCAGAGGCCCCGGATGCAGTCGGTGTGTCCCGCCTGGGTTGGGACACACTCAGGCGCCACCCTCGGTCTCCTCGTAGACGCGGATGAGGGTCGCGGTCTCGTCGGGGGTGAGATGGTCGATGCGATCCTTGAGGACCTCGACGGTCACCCACAGCACGTCCGCTGCTTCATGCCAGTCCTCGGTCCAGCGGAGGGCATCGATCAGGGCGTCGATGGTGATGAGGCGGCGAGCGGTGGCTACACGCACCCACGCCTCCACACGCGGGTGGCACCCGGACGTGTGGCCCTGTTCGATGTGGATCAACTCGTGGGTGGCAGCTACGCGGCGTTGCACCTGCAGCAGGCGGGTGTCCATCCAGATGCGGCGCCCGTCAGTGGCTGCGATCCGCCCCCGCGGTTGGTCGGTCCAGTGGACGTCGACGTGCGTGAGAGTGCGGAGTGTTCGCCAGGGGTGCCACATGGTGGTCGACCGTACGACCGACCAACGACATTCAATCCAGGTCACCGCGATCGAAGATCTGGCGCTCATCCGTTCGCTGACCCGCGAGTGAACGCAAGAAGGTAAGTCGTGTCGACAGCTCGCGGTCCAGAGAATCGACAGCGACTTGCTTCTCGACCTCAAAGTGGGCGCTCGACCCAAGGGTCAGTCGCAAGTCAGCCAGTTGGTCGGGCTCGATGTGCACCTCATGCGCTGGCGCGTTCCGGTACAACGCCGTCTTGAGCTTCACGAAGCCGGACTCGCGCAACTCTGTCACGCGGCCGTGGACATAGGTCCGCTCGAACCGTGACCTCGGCACAGACTGCCGCGTGACGTAAGCGCGGCCGACCGCGGTCAGCCAAGACGTCGTGATGTCTCCCGAGAGCGCAAGCCAACTCACTTGAGCACTGAGGTCGCGCTTCTCAAGGGTCGCCGTGAAGCGATCGAGGCCATCAACCATGTCGAGCCACGGGCGCAAATCGTTCTCCCCTTCCGCAGCGCTGACGAGCTTTACGAAGCGACGACCGACTGCCTCAGCTGGCGATGTATCGACTTGAACCATGGTGTCGTCCATGACGTCTCCCTCGACTTTTGGCGCTACCGGGCGGAAGTGCACCACGGTGCTGCCCCTGCTGAGACCAGCAAGCGCCATCGAGATCTTGCCGCCGTCGTCGAAGGCACGGCGGACACTATCCAGGAGAGACGAGAGCTCAAGATCCAGGAGTCCTTCATCGGTGCCCTCACCGACCAGGCGTACGACAAGTTCTTCGCCGAGGCGCGCACGACGATCGAAGGAGCGCATCGCCGCTAGTTGGTTGCGGCGCGAGTTGACTTCGACCTCAAGCGCGTCTTCGTCGACGTCAGGCTGCGATGCTAGCCACTCCCGGGCAGCACCGAGACGATGCGCAAGAGCGTTCCGGACTTCGCGGTTCACAACGTCACCTCCACGTACCCTCGTTTCGGCGGTGCAGACTCGACCGTCGGCTCAGGAGTCGAGTCTTCACCCTCCATCCGACATCGCTGCCACCAATCATCCCACCCTCCGCGCTGCCTGAGATAGTCAAGCTCCGGGGAACCTAATTCATCGAGCCGGAAGACAGAGCGGACCGGACGATAGAGGAGCTCGATCGGACTCACGCCGAGTTCTTCGAGCACTCGCTCGCGAGAGAAGAGCTTGTTGACCTGGGAGGCCCCTCTCGGAACACCCTTGAGGGCATCTTTTGCGGGACCATCCACACAGACCGTGGCGTCAATGTTGCGTGGGTCATGCTTCGCGCTGACGAAGCTCCCGCCCAACCAGAGGTAGTGGACCAGTGGTCGTCCGGCTAGTCGGTCTTGATGCTCCTCTTCGATGGCAAGGAAGCGGGCTACGTACTGCTCCAGCCCTTCCCACAGAGTGGAGCGCGTTTCCGATCCCACGAACCGCTCGGCCTCGACTAGCTCCTCCTTGGCTTGGTACCAGGAGAGTCGGGTTCGCCCGGGCTCCATGTGGCGCCCATCCACTGTGAACTCAAGCACCATCAGTCCTCTTGCCCCCGCTGGTCGTGCTCGCCTGTGGTGGTGTCTGGCGGGTTGCCTGGTTCGCCGTCCATGGCCGCGAGGTCGTCCGGCATGGGCGGCATGCCCTCCACGCCCGTGTTGGTGTGGAGGGTTCGTACGTTGGTGGCCGGCGGGGTGCCGGCGGGGTTCATGGGGGTGGGACCGGTTTCGGCATCAGCATGTCCCACCACCTCCTCTCGCTCAGGGGCAGCCATCGCCCGTATGAGCTCGGCCAGCGCCTTCTGCTGTCGAGCTGTGAGCAAGTTGACCTCGCCGGGCGGTTCCCACGCCCGGCGTACCGGCTGGTCGCGTCCGATCCACTCCGACACGCGCTCCGGGTCTACGTGGAGGGCGTCGGCGATCTTCCCGATCGTCTGGGGGCTCGTCCGGCGCTTCCCCTCGACCATCTGCGTGATCGTGGTAGTGGAGACGTCAGCGAGCTCTGCCAGCCGGTTCCATGACGGCCGCCCGTTCCGGGGGTCGGTCGCCTTGGCGCGGATCATGGGTTCGACCCACGGGCCGGTCGGTTCGTTGCTCACGTCTACAGACTCTCCAGTGTCACGCGCTCGGTACGCCAGCACCAGAGTAGACGCAACGTCTACAGATTCCACGGTTGTAAGTACGCGATTCCAACGATCAGACCGTGACGGCACCCGGCGCTGGGAGTAGACAACCGCGTCTAATGTGTCTAGTCTCTTGCGTGACACACCACAGTCGTCTACTCTCAGGAGGGAGATGAAGTGATCGTTCGAGAGAGAAGGTTCGACGTGCGGCTCATCAGCGCTAGCGCACTGGCGCAGTACATGAAGTACCGCGACCTCAGCGTGCGCGAGCTCGCCGACAAGGTCGGATGCTCGCGCGCCACGATCGGGCACCTGCGATCCGGGCATCGCACCTACATCCGGCCCGACTGGGCCAAGGCCATTGAGAAGTGCCTGGATGCACCCAGGGGCTCTCTTTTCGTGGCCGAAGTGTCCACTGTCACGCGGGAGATCGCACGGAAGGTGCCGGCGTGACTACCCGTCAGGAAGCCATCCGGGCCGCCGGGGCAGCGATCGCCGAGGCCTACGCGCAGCTCGACGAACTGCCGGTGGAGGAAGCAGCGCGGGCGGCGTACACGCCCACCGGTCCCCCGCTCGCGGAACTCGAGCAGCGGATCCGGGCCCGCCGCGGTCTGGACACACGGGAGTCGGGCGCGGCCTGACCCCGGACACAGCGAAGCCCGGCCACAACAACCACGCCGGACCGGGCTTCACCCAACAACAAGGAGCGTACGCGATGCAGGACATCACCGTCATGAACCACACCGGCCAGGTCACCCAAACCAGCGTCGACGGCACCACCCGCGGGCATGCGGTCATCCGCATCCACGAGGACACCCGCCTCGACGTCGACCACCGCAGTGGGCGGGTCGCGATCTACGCCGGCGGCGTCGAGATCGTCCTCTCCCCTTCCCAGGCCCGCCGACTCGCCTCCCACGTCGAGGGAGCCCTTGACCCCAGGCCGCGGCATTTGTCGGCGGTGTCCTGATGCGCCGTCTCGCCTGGGCCCTCGCTGAAGCCGCCACCTTCGTCTTCTTCGTCGGCGCTGGCTTCCTCCTCGTCATCGCACTCACCTGAACGGAGCAAGACCCGTGAACACCAAGACCACCAAGAAGCAGCAGGACGAGACCGACCGGCAACTGCGCATTGAGCAGCTCGTCCTCGAACACGCCAAGACCGACGCCGACATCAAAGCCCTCACCGACCGCAAAGCCGAACTCAAGGCGCTCATCGCCGACGAGCTCGACGAGGGAAAGCATCCGTTCGGGGAGTACGACGCCGTCGTGACATGCCCGATGCGGCTCGACACGGCCGCGTTGGCGAAGGACTACCCGATCACGCAGCACCCGAACCTCTACAAGGCGTCCCTGGACACGGCCGAGGTGAAGAAGCGGTTCGCGCCCGCCGCGCTGGATGAGTACCGGAGCCCGGGGGCGAAGGTCGTCACGATCCGTGAGGCGGGTCAGCGATGAGCGCCGGACCCGTGACCCGCATCCAGGTGACCATCACGGTCGTCGACGGGCCTACCTCTACCAACTGCCGCGGCCAGCACTTCACTGTCGCGCAGGTGACGTATGAGGCGTTCGTCCTCGACGGGCGCGCTTACCGTGTGGTCGTCGTCCGTGGTGACAGGCCGGGCATGAACGACACCCTGTACGCGGACGACCCACTGATCAGCCAGTTGCCGGTGGCGCCCACCTGGTTCGAGTCAGGGTTCGCTGCGCTCAAGCGAAGCCTGACCGCAGCGGCGGATGCCTGATGGCCCGCTACGCCGAGAGCACCCAGGTCTCCTCCGACCGGTCGCGCGCCGAGATCGAACGGACCCTGACCCGGTACGGCGCCAGCTCCTTCACCTACGGGTGGGACGGCGCGCGCGCCGCGATCGGGTTCGTCATGGACGGCCGGCAGATCCGGTTCGTGCTCCCGCTGCCCGACCGCAACTCTGACGAGTTCCGACTGACGCCTACGGGCAAGGATCGGACGGCCAGCGCGGCTGAGACGGCGTACGAGCAGGCCGTCCGGCAGCGGTGGCGGGCCCTCGCGCTCATGGTCAAGGCCAAGCTCGAGGCGGTCGCGGCCGGCATCGTGACGTTCGAGGTCGAGTTCCTCCCCCACACCGTGCTCCCGTCGGGGCGCACCGTGGCCGAGGACGTGCTGCCCGCCGTCGAGGAGGCGTACGCCTCCGGTCAGGTTGGTCGCCTGCAGATCACGGGCGGTGCATCATGACCGCCACCGCGGTGCTGCCGCCGGTGCACGCCCCGTACGCCGGTGGTGACCCCGCTGCCGCGTTGAAGGATGCCGAGCGGATCATCGCCGACTCGATCATGAACGCCCCTAGGTCGCTGCAGGTCGAGATCGGGCCCTCCGAGATCGGCAACCCGTGCGACCACTGCCTGGCCGCCCAGTTGGCCGGCTGGTCGCAGAACGCCGAGCTCGGGTGGTTGCCGTTCGTCGGCACCGCCGTGCACTCCGCGTTGGAGGTGTTCTTCATCGAGCACGAGAACCACCGCAACGCGAACCACACCACCGGGCGCCGTTACCTCACCGAGCACAAGGTCCTGGTCGGCCAAGTGGCCGGGACGGACGTGTGGGGCACGTGCGACCTGTTCGACACCGTCACCGGGATGACCGTCGACTGGAAGATCGTCGGTATCACCACCCTGCGGGCGGCGAAGAAGCGCCCGAAGCCGGAGCACCGGGTGCAGGCGCACCTGTACGGCCGCGGCTGGGTCAACGCCGGGTACCGCGTGGAGCACGTCGCGATCGCGCACCTGCCCCGTAACGAGCAGTCCATGACGCGGGCGGTGTGGTGGCACGAACCGTACGACGAGCAGGTCGCCGTCGACGCGCTGGATCGTGCCACGCAGTTCGCGGTGAACCTGCAGGCCCTCGCGACCGCTGGCGCTGAGGTGCGTGACGGCTGGATCACCAGCCTGCCGCGTGCTGAGGGGTGTTTCGACTGCCCCCGCTACCCGGACCGTCCGGCCGGGATGACGAAGCCGGGGCACCGGCCGCCTGGTGACCAGCTCGCCGGGCTCATTGACTCCCCTGTCGCGCCCGCGGCCAGGGGTTAACCCCGCCACCCCCGGGTGGCAAGACGAGAAAGAAGCACGAGATGACTCAGACGCCGTACGACGCCAACTCCGTCCTCATGGGCGGCGGTGCCGGGAACCCGGCATGGAAGTTCGACGAACCCAACCCCGGCCAGCCCCGCACGGGCACCATCACCGAGCCCCCGCAGACCCGGCAGGAACGCGACTACGACAAGAACAACCCCGGCGGTGGGGACCTGAAGTTCTTCCCCTCCGGTGACCCGATCATGGGCGTCATCGTGACCGTCCAGACGGACGAGCGGGACCCGGTCAACATCACCGACGACGACGGCAAGCGGACGTTCTACATCGAGGGCCGCTACCTCAAGGAGGCCGTCCGGAACGCGGTGAAGGCGACTGGTGCGCGTGGCCTGGAGGTCGGTGCGCAGATCCACGTGGAGTTCACCCACCGTGAGGACCCGATGGACAAGCGGTCCCGGAAGTTCTGGAAGATCACCTACACCCCGGCTGCGTCGACAGCGCTGATGTCCGACCAGCCGCAGCAGGGTGTGGGTGGTCAGCCTGCAGCACCGGCACCCCCGCCGGTGTCTGCCCCTGCGCAGGCCCCGGTGTCGACGCCCACCCCGGTGGCACCGCAGCAGGTACCGGCTCCCGTCCAGGCGCCCGTGCCCCAGCAGGCGCCCGCTCAGGCTCCGGCGACTGCTCCGGCTGAGGCGCCGGCGATCACGATGGCCCGCTCCCTCATTCAGGTGGGGCAGCCGGACGAGTCGATCGCCGCACACACCGGCCTCGACATCAACGCCGTCGCCGCGTTGCGCGCCTCCACCACCGCCGCCTGAACCCCTCCCCCGGGCGGCAGCCCCGAACCAGCGGCATCCGAGGTGCAAGCCCTCGGCGGGGCACGCAACAACCCACCCACCGCATCAGGAAGGACACCGTGATGGTGAACAAGGAACCACCACCAAGGGAGCCGCGGGACTTCGCGTCCGTGCTCCTCGAACAAGGCCGCGGCCATTCCCACCGGGAACTGTCCGAGGCGCTGCATGACCTCGTCGCCCGCGTGAAGGACACCGGCAAGAAGGGGTCCGTCACATACACCCTGTCGGTTGAGCCGATGAAGGGCTCCACGGACGCGGTCGTCACCTCGGATCAGATCAAGACGAAGCTGCCCGAGCACGACCGGGTCGCGTCGATCTTCTACATCGACCCCACCGGCGACCTCGTCCGCAACGACCCGAACCAGCTGTCCCTGTTCGGCGGGTCGTCGGATCTCGCTGAGGCGCCCGCACGGGCTCAGGAGGTGGTTGGTGATGAGTGAGCGCACCGACGCCGGAGAGATCGTCTCGACCGCATACGCCGCCACCAGGCCGCACCCAGTCAACCCGGACGAGCACCCCTACCAGGTCATCACCGACGGCGACGGGAACAAGCACCTCCTGGACCTGTCGGCCCACACCTCCCTCCCCCGGCGCAAGAAAGGTCGCCCCGTCGTTCGTGATGCCGCCTCGTTCACCGCGTACGTGAACCGGCACACCACCGCGGGGACGGAGATCTACGCCGACGCCACCAGCACCGAGGTGGTGGCCATCCTCGACGGCAACGGCGACACCGCGCCCGGGTGGGGTGACCACCGTGTCTCCCTCGGGCTCGTGCAACCACCAGCGTGGAAGGCCTGGAACAGACTCTCCGGGCAGATGGTGGATCAGCAGACGTTCGCCGAGCACATCGAGAACCGCCTCGTCGACATCGTCAAACCGACCGGTGCGGACATGCTCGAACTCGCGCAGACGTTCCAGGCCACCAAGTCGGCCGCGTTCGACTCCTCCCAACGCCTGAGCACCGGTGAGGTGCAGCTGTCGTACAAGGAGCAGGTCGACGCCAAGGGCGGCAAGTCCGGCCGCATGGACATCCCGGAAACCTTCGAGCTCGGGCTCATCCCGTTCGAGGGCGCGAAGGCGTACCGGGTCGTCGCCAGGTTCCGGTATCGGCTGCACGAGTCGGTGCTGCGGGTCGGGTTCGTGCTGGAGCGGCCGGAGGACGTGCTGCGGGCCGCGTTCGACGACGTCCTCGACGCCATCCGCACCGGCGTGCCCGACGGCGTGCCGATCTTCCACGGCCAACCCGGCTGACCCCGGGCAGCCCCGACCCGGACCCAGCGGGCGTCCCTCGTGCGAGCCGAGGGCGGGGCACCACACCCACCCATCACCGACCCGGAAGGGGATGACCAGTGATCAGGTTCAGCCTTGCTGACATCTACAACGCGGACGTGCGATCCGTGCACACGGACGCGCGGCAACTCGCCGCCAAGGTCTACATTCCGCACCCGCTGAACGGCGTGCAATACGCGGACGGGATCAGCCCGTGCCGCCACGCCAAGGAGCACACGCGCTGGGAAGCGTGCGGGCATGAGGTGCGACCGGCAACACCCCGATTCTCATCCCAGGCAGGCCTCGCCGCCGTCAAGGAATCCCCCGGCCGCATCCCCGTCGACTACCAGCGGCCGCTACCACGCGACCCCGAACCGCAGGGCCCGTTCGTCTGCTCCCACATCGAGTACGACCACGGCCGCCCCGTCATGTGCGAGGCCGACGCCCTCCCCGACGGCGACCGATGCGAGCAGCACCCCGTGGCGGATCCGGACTGGGGGTGGAACCAGTGAACGAGCAGATCACCACCGCCGCCGAACTGGACGCGCTGCCCGTGGGGAGCGTGGTGCTTGACCGCGACGGCGACGCATGGCAGAAGAGCAGCAAGTGGTTCTGCGCCGCACCTCCTGAATGGTCGCTGCACAAGCTGTCCCACTACCTCCCCGCCACCGTCCTCTATCGCCCCGACCGCCCCGCACTCACGGCCACCGCCGAGCAGGTGGAGGCGGCTGAGCGCACCCCGCCGAGCGAGGATGCCAGGAAGCCATGGCGTGCCGGTGACGTTCTCGTGGACGAGGACGGCGGGCTGTTCTTCGTCGTGGAGGAGGCTGAGGGGGCCCTTCACGCACTCACCCTCGATGGCGCTAGTTGGCATCCCGGATCTATCGAGGGTGCCCGCCCCCTGATTCGGGTGACACGCGCTGGTGAGGTTCGGATCACCGCCCTGACCGTCGAGCAGGTGCGGCAGGAGGCCAAGGCTGAAGCGCTGCAGGAGTTCGCAGACTCGACCCGCTTCCCGAGTGACTGGATTCTGTTCCGCCGCGACGACGGCAGCGGAGTCACAGTGTCAGACCTGCTGCGCTCGACCGCCGCCAACATCGCCCAGGGCGGAGGCGCGCCGTGACTGCGCTGATCCCAAGCCTCGGGCCCGACCAGTACGCCCACACCACGCTAGCCGCGTACGCCCGCCACGAGGCCGAACAACAGCCGGAACCGACCGGAGACCACGACCCAGTCGACGCCGACGCACCCGACCCCGACCGGTACCTCACCGAAACAGACCTCACCCCGCCCCGGTGCCCTGACTGCGGCCGCACCCACGGGCCCGCCGAGCACCTGTGTGAGGCCGCCGGCGGGTCACTGGTGCTCGGAGAACGAAGGAGCTGGACATGAGTCGCAACTGGGACGAATGGAACCACCGCGAAGACCTGCTCGCCGTCGCGAGGATGTCCTCGCGGAAGATGTTCCACGAGTCGATGGCTGCCCACGACGCGAAGCTGCGCGCCGAGGTGGCGGACTTGGAGGAGCGACTCCGGCACGCTCAGGCGAACGCGGAGCACCGCCGGGACCAGCGCGACCGCCTTGCCGAGGAGAACGCTCGACTACGTGCACCTGGCGCCCTGGCCGATGCGGTAGCGCGGGTGACGCCGTGCTCGTGCAGTGCCCAGCGCACCCGAGCCGACCGCCTGGCCGAGAAGGTGCAGCGGCTGCGGGACCTGGCCGAGTGGCACGAGACGAAGGCCGAGAAGGCGCGACGGTTCCCAGGTGGTCCGGACCACGCAGCCGTCATGGCCAAGACGGCCCACGTGCACTATGACGCCGCTGGCCGCATCTACGCCGCCCTGGACGACGACACAGATGGAGGTGGCGACCGTGGCTGACCTCCCCACCCGTGTCGCCGACCTCATCGCCGACGCCCTCGACGGCGCCGCGCACCTCCTCGACAACGACGACGCCCAGCAGCTCGCGCGCCTCGCCGACCAGTGGCGAGCAAACGACCCCGGTGACCTCGACCGGATCAACACAGCCCTCACGACCGACGGAGCAAGCAATGGCTGAGCACACGATCACGACCCGCATCCCGATCGCGCTGGCTGATGTTCTGGCCGAGCGCGGACGCCAGGACCAGAAGTGGGGCGAGCAGAACCACCCCGACGGCACCGGTGCCGCCACCATCACGCTCTACTCGACCGACCCGAACCTGGACTTCCGCACCGCAGCCGAACTGGCCACGATCTTCACCCGCAAGACCGACGAGAACGCCATGAACGGGAAGGTCACCTGGCGCGACATTCTCCTTGAAGAGGTGTTCGAGGCGCTGGCCGAGGCCGACCCGGCCGCACTCCGCACCGAACTGGTGCAGATCGCTGCTGTCGCTACGCAGTGGGTCCAGGCGATCGACCGGCGCACCACATCGCCCGATGGAGGTGGCGATCGTGGCTGACTGCCTGACCTGCGATCACCCCGAAGATCATCACGACGCCGGGGAGTGCTGGACCGACTCCAACGGGCGCGAGGTCGAGGACGACATTCCCGACCAGTGCCCGTGCGCGTGGCCTGAGTTTCCTGCCGAGCCCACTACACGCACCACATCGCCCGATCCCGCGCCTTCGAGTGATCCGTCACCGCGAGGCGTCTGCACGTGTTGGTGGAACCGGAGCCAGCAGGGACACGAACCGCGATGCGACCTGTACGTGGAGCCCACATCGCCCGATAGGGGGTGTGACCGTGGGTGACCTATCGACGGAACACGGTGTGCGCGATCGCCGAGTGCAGGCCTCCCAGCAGCCGATACAACCCCATGAGGATGCACACGATGCCGCCGACTCCGGCGAGCACTCCGACCCACGCATACACCGGCAACTCGGGCGAGAAGCCCGCCCAGTCGGTCCGGAGCACACCCCAGGCCGCGAGCACACCTCCAATCCAGTGGAGCGCAAGACCCGCAACGATCAGGGTCGCGAATCCCTTGATCTCGGACAGGTCACTGCGGACCTCAACAGGCATGGGAGAGCGGTTATCGCTCGGGGTGTCAGGCATGCCCACACCGTAGAGGTACGCCATGTCTGACCGCTACGCCCCGATCGGATGGACGCCGCACCCGACCTGGGACGGCCGCACTCTCCTCACACCCGGCTGCACCTACACCGACACCACGAAGCCCACCGTCGTGGCCGCCGGCGACCAGGTGACCGTCTGCACCGGCGACCGTGTCTTCACCGTGCAAGCCGTCAACCACCTGACGAACGTCGCCGACCTCACCACAGCGTCGTCGTGGATGCGCGGCACCTACCAGGTCCACACCACCCACCTGCAGCACACCGACCCCGCACCCGAGCGCCCCGACGAAGCGCCAGGGCAGGAATCCCTCCTCACCCTCCTCGAGGACCAGCCATGACCGCCGGGGACTGGGCCGCTGTCGTCTACATCGCCCTCGCCCTCACCGGACTCGCCTCCATGCTCTGGATCGAACGGAACCGACCATGACCACCACCACCGACCCGAACCGCTACTACAAGCAATGGCGATACGAACGCTCCCAAGGCCACCTCCGCCTCACCGACCCCACCCCCGTCCGCGAACACCTCCGCAACCTCCTCACCACCGGCGCATCCCAACGAGGCATCGCCGACGCCGCCGGCGTCTCCGCCACCCTCATCACCCACCTGATCCGCGGCGACCACACCCACGTGCAACGCCGCACCGCCACCCGCATCCTCACCGTCACCCCCGCGCAACTCCTCAACCGCACCGGCGCCGAGGACTTCGTACCCGAGATCGGGGCACTCCGCCGCATCCAAGCACTCATGCGACTCGGCCACACCGCGACCACCATCGCAACCGCAACCGGCGACGCCGCCGTCAACGAACGCATCGTCCTGAACCTCCTGAACAAGACCGGCCGGTGGATCTCCCGCACCAACCACGAACGCATCCTCACCGCCTACCAGGCCCTCTCGATGCGCCCAGGCGCCAGCAGAATCACCCGCAACAGAGCCGCACGCAAAGGCTGGGCCGGGCCCCTCGCCTGGGACGACGACACCATCGACAACCCAGACGCCACCCCCGAGGGCGTGCGCAGGCCCGTCGACGACGTCACCGGCGCCCGAGCGGACCGCGTCGAACAGGTACGCCACCTCACCGCCGAGGGCCGCACCGACCGGGAGATCGCCCACGAGCTCGGCGTCACCGACCGCACAGTGCTCCGCATCCGTCAAAGGAACGGCATCCCCACCCAGTGGGAGGCCACGACATCAAGCAGGACCGACCGGAGGCCCGCGTGACCATGCCCCACCCGGACACCCCACCACCAACCCCATACGCGGCCCACGCGCACGCCTACCGGGCCGCCGGATGGGACGGGGTACTGCCACTACCCGCCGGGCAGAAGCACCCCGTCCCCCGCGGCTTCACCGGCAACCAAGGGATCTGGCCAAGCGGCGCCGACATCCAGGCATGGGCAGACGGCCCCGAAGGTGCCGGCAACATCGCCCTCCGCCTGCCCGAGGACATCATCGGCCTCGACGTCGACAACTACGACGGCAAACCAGGCGCCGCCACACTCCACCTCGCCGAAACCCAACACGGCCCCCTCCCAGCCACCTGGCGCACCACCAGCCGCGACGACGGCATCTCAGGCATCCGCCTCTACCGCATCCCCACCGGCCGCGTGTGGCCCAACACCATCGGCCCCGGCATCGACACCATCCGTTACGCCCACCGGTACGCCGTCGCCCCACCCAGCACACACCCCAACGGCGGCACCTACAGGTGGATCAACCCCGACAGCATCACCGCCCTCCACGAACTCCCACAACCAGACCAACTCCCCCACCTCCCCCAGGCATGGGTGGACGCCTACTCACGGCCCGATGACGGCACCAGCCACACACCCTCCGACCTGTCCACCACCGAGGCGACGTCCTGGCTGGCAGCACGCCCCACCGGCACCCCCTGCCCCGCCGTCCAACGCACCCTCGACCAGCGTGCCGCCGAGCTCACCCACCCCGGGCACGGCGCCCGCCACGACATCGCCCTCGAAGCCACCCAACGGATCGCACACCTCGCCGCTGAGGGCCACCCCGGCACCCTGGATGCTCTCGCACAACTACGCACCGTCTTCCTGACCACCGTCACCGCCGACCACACCCGATCGGCACACGAGGCCGAACTTGAGTGGGAACGCATGCTCGCCGGCGCCATCCGCAACGCCCACCCCACCACCGCCGACGACTCCGCCGGCGACCCCTGCGCCAACCCGTTCCACGGGCTCATCGACCGCGCACCAGCCTCCCCAGCCGACCTCATCCGCAACACCACACCCGCCACCCAGGAGCCACCATGCCCACCTGCCAATGCGGCCACAACCGAGACCAGCACCTCTACCGAATCACCCGAAGCAACAACGTCGTCGAATCCTGCGCCAGATGCGAGTGCATCGACTACTGGCCCGCCGGGCACGGCCCCCGACCCTGACGACGCCGACGAGGGCCCACCACCATCCTGGCGGCCCATCAACCTCACCCCCTACCTCGACGGCACCTGGACCCCAGACACCCCCACCCTCCTCACCCGCACCGACGGCCAACCCCTCATCTACCCCGGCAAAGTCCACGACTTCCACGGCGAATCAGAATCCGGCAAATCCCTCGTCGCGCAGATCCTCACCGCCGACCTCCTCCAACAGAACCGCCCCATCCTGTACATCGACTTCGAAGACGACGCCGGCCCCATCACCCGCCGCCTCATCCTCCTCGGCGCCACCCCCGACCAGATCACCCGCCACCTGACATACGTCCGCCCCGAAGCGTCCCCGTATGCGATCGCCGAAGCCTCCGAATGGGCCGCCCTCCTGAACAACACCTACGAGCTCGTCATCGTCGACGGCGTCACCGACGCCCTCGGCCAGTTCGGCGGAGCCTCCAAAGACAACGACGACATCGCCACCTGGCACCGCATGGTCCCCCGCATGCTCACCCGCCGCACCCACGCAGCCGTCATCCTCATCGACCACGTCATCAAAAACACCGACACCCGCGGCCGATTCGCCATTGGCGGGCAGGCGAAAATGGCCGCAATCGACGGCGCCTCCTACTCCGTCGAAATCAAAGAACCCATCGGTAAAGGAATGTCCGGCACCGTCACCCTCAGAATAGGCAAAGACCGGCCCGGGGAAATCCGCGCACACTGCGGCAAATACCGCGCCACCGACCGCACACAGGAAGCAGCCCAAGTCCACATCGACTCCACCAACACCGACCAACTCATCCGGGTCAGCATCGACCCACCCGAGGACAACGTCACCGACCACCACCACAGCGACGACGACAAGCCGTTCAAGCCCACCGCCGTCATGGAGAAGCTCTCCCGCATCCTCGAACGCCGCGGCGAACCCATGAGCCTGCGCCAGCTGCACACCGCGTTCAAAGACGACGGCGGCCGCGCCCGACAATCCATGGTCACCGACGCCATCAACCTCCTCGTCGACGCCGCCCACTTCACCGAAGAGCAAGGCCCGAACCGGTCCCGCCTGTTCACCTCCATCAACGTCTACCGGCAACGAACCGACCCCGAAGCCGACGCCTACGTCCCACCCCTCGACGGGCTCATCGCACCCTCAGATGAGCCCCCACACCCAGGTGTGTCCCGGTGTGTCCCGGTGTCTCCCGGACACACTGAAGTGGGTGTGTCCGTCCGTGTCCCCCCCGTAGGGGACACGGACACACTCACGGGCCACACGACACACCCGGTGTCTCCGCCCAACCGGGACACACCCAGCACCACCCCACCAGCAGGTGAAGGCTGGACGCTCAACTACGAGCTCGGCGAGTACGTCAACATCACCACCGGCGAGATCTGGGACGGCGGTGGTGCGTCATGAGCGAACCCGCCCTGTTCGACATCCCACAGCAGCGGCCACCAGCAGCGAGCACCGAGCCAGCATGGGTGCGCCACTACGAAACCACCCACGGCACACCACCGAAACTCTCCCAACGAGCACGCCCACAACGCTGCCGTGACTGCGGTCGCCGCGTCCTGTACGGCCTCGACCACCACCGCGTCGCCGGCGAAGCCACCATCGACCCCTACCGCGCCACCCCAGCCGACGAGGCGGCAGCGATTCTCCTTCACCTGCCCACGTACTGGCTCGCCGGATCGATCGGCACCTGGGAAATAGAAGCCCGCTACTGGCCGCACATCGGATTCGCACAATTCGCCCCCACCCCCACCGACCAACAATTAGTCGTCATCGGGCACGCCTGCGGAAAACCACCCATCGCCCGAGCCCCATTACCTGCACCCGACCACGCAGTATTCGACCCCGACGGGCCCATCCCATTCTGAGAAAGGAAAACGCTGTGCCCATCATCGTAGGAATAGACCCATCCCTCACCGCGACAGGCATCGCCCGCATCGACACCGACGACCAGCTCCACGTCGACGTCTGGACCATCACCACCAAGGGCAGCGCCCAGGCCACCCTCGAGGAACGACTCGAGCGCCTCCGCGACATCGTCGACCAGGCATGGAACGCCACCACCGGCTACGGCCCCACCGGCGACCAGCACCCCCAACAGCCCCAAGCGGATCTCGTGCTCATCGAGACCCCCGCCATGTCGAAGTCCAACACCGGCACCTCCATGCTCAACGGCCTCTTCTGGATGCTCGTCAACCACCTCGCCGACGACGTGCCCCTGGTCCCTGTCGGCATCGGGCAGCTCAAGAGGTACGCCACCGGCAAGGGCACAGCCGCCAAGGACGCCGTCCTCCTCGACGTCGCCCGCCGATACCCCCACGTCGACGTCCGCGACAACAACCAGGCCGACGCCCTCGTCCTCGCAGCCATGGGAGCCGAACACACCGGCCACCCCATCGCCGACCTGCCCAAGACCCACACCGACGCCCTCACCAAGGTCGCCTGGCCGAACGCCGTCGGGAGCGCAGCATGAGCACCACAGCCCGCCCCTACCGCCTCTCCCGCGACACCGGCACCGTCGAACACACCCACAACCGCCGCGGCCACTGCCGCATCCGCATCATCTGCGGTACCTGTGGGAAACGCTCCCGCCGTCACCGCCGCCCGGCGCCTGCGATGTTGTGGGCGATCCGGCACATCAACCGCAACCCGGGGTGCGGGGAGTGGATCGAGCCATGAGCACCTCACGGACACCGGACCCGGGGCCTGACCGCATGGAATCCCCGCGGTGCACTGCGCGGTCGAAGGGTAGCGGTGAGCAGTGCAAGCGCCGCCCCGCCATAGGGCAGCGCGTGTGCGCGGTGCACGGTGGGAAGTCGCCGCAGGCGAAGAAGGCTGCCGCCCGCCGGATCGCCGAAGCCGAAGCGAGGGCCGCCGTCGTCACCTTCGGGTTGCCCGTCGACGTCGCACCGTCGGAGGCGCTCCTCGAGGAGGTCCGGTGGACCGCGGGGCACGTGCAGTGGCTGCGGGGCCGGGTGCAGCAGCTCGAACCGGATGCGTTGACGTGGGGCGAGACAAAGCGGGTCGACAAGGGCTCCGGCGCCGAACCCGGCATCGACACCACCGAGGCGGCCGCGGTGAACGTCTGGCTCGACTTGTACTACCGCGAACGCGCGCACTTCGTCGCCGTCTGCACCGCGGCGCTGAAGGCCGGTGTGGAAGAGCGCCGTGTGCGGTTAGCGGAGCAGCAGGGAGAGCTCGTCGCCGTCGTGATCCGACGGATCCTCGACGACCTGCAGCTGACGCCGGCGCAGGCGGAGTTGGCGCCTGGCGTGGCGGCGAGGCATCTGCGGGCGATCGCCGGTGATCAACCTTCAAGCCTTGATCGTCAGGTTTCAAGGGGTGAGACCTGATGTCCCACGGGACGGACCCACGAGGAGGGCCCATGCTCCGACAGGTCGAAGTACGTCTGATCGCCGACACGACCGCGTTCACCGGGGCCATGCGCCGTCTGCAGGAGGCGGTCTCGGTAGCAGGACAGGACCTCCAAGACTGGCTCGACGAATCGACCGCCCAGTACGCCGCCGTTCACGCCCGCCCGGGCGACACCCGGACCAGGGCGCTGCGCCGCACCGAGACCACCCGCCGATCCAGCATGCACGCCGCCTACAGGGCCAAGACGCGACGGAGGAACCGCCGATGACCGACCACCACACCCACACCTGGACCCCAGCAGACGACACCGGCTTCGCATGCGCCCACTGCGAAGCCACCACACCCGTGTGCGGCACCTGCGGCGACCGGCCCCTCGAAGACGCCATCGCGATCTGCCGGCCCTGCCTGACCGCCGAACGCCGCATCCTCACCACCACGGCCACCCTCGTCGACCAGCTGCCCGGGAACGCCCGCGAAATCCTCGGCATCAAGGCCATCCGCTACGACCACACCCCCACCGGCGGCGGAGACGGGCTGCCGTTCGGCATCGGCTCCGACGACGACGACCCCGTCGAGCTCGCCGCCATCGCCGCCACCCGCGGCACCGTCATCGACCTCCTCCGCCAACCCGACAACGTCCTCGACGTCCTCCACGGCTGGGCCGACGCCTGGACCGACGCACAGCAGCTTCCACCATGGTCGGGGAGCGTGTTCGACTGGCTCGCCGGCACCCTCACCTGGGCCGCCGCCAACCCTGACGCCTCCGAGTGGCACACCTACCGCGAGGAAGCCCGCCTCGTCCGCTCCCGCATCCGCACTCTCGCCGGCCTCGCCCCCGAACGCGAACCCGCCCCGTGCGTGCACTGCGGCGGAAAGGTCGTGCGTGACTGGACCGACCCCGACGGCCACCCTCACGACCGCGGCCTCTCCGACGTGCTGCGCTGCACCGGCTGCGGCACCACATGGGGCGACCGACACCGGTTCGACTACCTCAACCTCACCACCCTCCGCGCACTCCCAGAAACCCACCCGGACGCCCTCGTCACCGTCGAGGACGCCCGCCTCGCGGTCCCCACGGCGCGGCGGAACACGATCAACCAGCGGCTCAAGCGCGACCGCGACCGCGCAGCCGCCGGCGCACCCCGACGCATCCCAGAACGGGGCGAGGACGTCAGGGGGCGGCCGGTGTACCGGTTGGGGGACCTCCTGGGCAGTGAGGCGGTCTCGGTGGAAGGATCGGGGGCATGAGCATCGTGGAGTTCCTGGCGGCTCGGTTGGACCAGGACGAGGCTGAGGTTGGGCCCTACGACCCGAACAACGACGAAGGTGCCGGCCCGAACGGCATCGGCTGGGCCGAAGTGGGCGCGATTGGGGAGGTTCTGATGGCCAGCTCGTCCCGCGTGCTGGCCGAGGTCAGGGCGCACCGGGCGATCATGGAGGAACACGAGCCTTACCTGGGCGATACCACGTCCGGGTTCGGCGAGGTTCCGGGTTGCTGGACGTGCGACGTGGATCAGGAGAACGGGATCGTCCCGAGTGGGTGGTGCCCGACGTTGCGGGCCCTCGCCGCCGTCTACGCCGATCACCCCGACTACGACGACAGCTGGCTACCGTGAATGTGCAGCGAGCTCACTCACCTGGCCTTCTGGGCAACGAGGGCGTAGGGGTGGCAGGATCGGGAGCATGAGCTACGACCCAGTGCAGCCGCTGAGCGCCTTCATTGAGCCGTACCAGGGAGTGATAGCTGCGTTGCAACCTCAAGTCGACGCAATCGCCAACGCGATGGCCCCCTTCCAGGGAATGTCGTCTATCACAGCTGGTCTCTTCGCAGAGTCGAACTATTTTGAAGCGACTCGCTCTATGGTTGACCAACTCGCCGGCCCACCCCTGAGAATCGAGGGGGCATGGTCAGCTCTCGCGGACATGATCGGGTCATCTCAGCCTCCAATCGTCGGCAATGTGGCTGAGATGCTGCCTGCGCTCGGGCTCGCCGATCTGTTTGACCGAGAGCTGTCGAGCATCACGAAGATCTTTGACGGTCATCTGCGTGCGTTCGACATGCCCAATGTCAACGTCATCGGCACGCTCGCGCTTGACGCGATGCCACGGTTCGACTTCGCTGGGGTCGGGCATCGGTTGCTCGACGTCGAGCCGGACGTGGAGCCGTTCATCACGGACGAGCTGCTCGAGATGGAGTTCCCGGAGGAGGTTGACGAAGGGGGCGCCGTCGCCCGGACACGTCGCCTGACGGCACGTGAGTGGCGCATCATCGCTACCTCGGTTGGGTCGTTTCTGGCGAGCGATTCGTTCTACCAGGGCAAGCTGGAGGCCTGGATCGATGAGTCGCAGTACGGGCAGGACATCGCTCTTTGGTCGGCAGGCCTTGCTCTCGTGACCGCATTGCTGGTGGTTTACGGGTACTCGAAGCTCGTCGAACCTCGAACGGAGGATGAGTGACACGCCCTCACCGCAGTCGCACCGGTGGCGGCTGGTTGCGATAGCCTGTCACCGTTCCGGGTGTTCAGCGCGCCCACACGCACCCTCTATCCAGCCCCTCCGTCTCACGAGAGGGGCTTTCGCATGTGACGACTGACCACCGCCCCGGGGGTGATCGGCCATGTCGATCACCTGGGCAGAACACGCCGCACGCGCCTTCGAACCACCACCCCCACCCCGATGGGCCACCCCCGGCCAGCTCGCCGCCGAGCTCGACCACAAGACCATCCAAACCCCCGCGCTCGACCTCATCGACGCCGCCCTCACCGCGGCGTACGCCACCCCCGACGCTCGGGTCATCATCAGCATGTCCCCACAAGAGGGCAAGTCACAGCGCGCGTCCCGCCGCTTCCCCCTCTGGGCCCTCACCCAGAACCCCGACCTCCGCATCGCCATCACCTCCTACGAGGCATCCATGGCCCGCCGGTGGGGTCGCGCCATCCGCGACGACATCACCACCCACACCCGCGACCTCGGCCTCACCGTCCGCGACGACCTCTCCGCCCAACACGAATGGCAACTCGCAGACCACGAAGGCGGCGTGTACACCGCCGGCGTCGGCGGCGCCCTCACCGGCCGCCCCGTCGACCTCCTCATCATCGACGACCCCATCAAAGACCGCGTCCAAGCCGAATCGAAGGTCTACCGCGACCGGGCGTGGGACTGGTGGACCGACACCGCCGCCACCCGCCTCGCCCCCGGCGCCCCCGTCGTCCTCATCCTGACCAGGTGGCATCACGACGACCTCGCCGGCCGCCTCGTCGACGCCGAGGACGGGCACCTGTGGAAGGTCATCAACATTCCCGCCGAGGCCGACCACAACCCGGACAAGGGCGAAACCGACCCTCTCGGTCGTGAGGTCGGCGAATACCTCCAATCAGCCCGCGGCCGCACAGTGGCACAGTGGGCGGCGATCAAAGTCCGCTCCGGCCCCCGCACCTGGGCGTCCCTCTACCAAGGCCACCCGTCCCCGCAGAAGGGCGGCGTGTTCCCCGCCGAATGGGCCACCTACAACCAGCCCCCATGGTTGGAACGCGAGGACGGCACCCGCTGGGTCCCCGGTCAGGACGTGGAGGTCGTGCAGTCCTGGGACATGACGTTCAAGGACTCCGCCGGCACGGACTACGTCGTCGGGCACGTGTGGGCCCTCATCGCCGGCAAAGCCTGGCTCCTCGACCAGGCCCGCGCCCGTATGGACATCAACGCCACCCTGCAAGCCGTGCGGGACATGACAGCGAGGTGGCCGCAGGCGGTCGCGAAGTTCGTCGAGGACAAGGCCAACGGGCCCGCTGTCATCAGCCTCCTGTCCGCGACCGTCCCGGGCCTGATCCCGGTCGAGCCGGAGGGGTCGAAGTACTCCCGCGCCGTCGCCGTGTCCCCGTTCGCACACTCCGGTGACATCGTCCTCCCCGACTCCAGCGTCCTTCCGTCGATCGTGTACCTGACCGAGGAAGCCCGCGACTTCCCCAACGGCACCCACGACGACACCATCGACGCCCTCTCCCAAGCCGTGAACCGGCTCCTCCTGCAGCCGATCCTCACCGGCGACGACCGTCTCACCGACGCTGACCTCCTCGAGGACGACCCGCACACGTACCTGACCGGGGGGTGGTGAACCATGGCCGGCATCCTGGAACGGCTCCTCGCCCGCACCCCTGTCGTCACCGCCGCCCAGGAAACCGCCGCCCAGGCGCAGAACAGCCTCGAACTCGCCCGCGAGGCGCTCAGCCGTGCCGAGCTCGCACTGGAAGATGAGGGCTGGACCAGCCTGTTGGCGCGGTCGCAGGAAGAGTTCTCCCGCGCCGGCCTGCAACGGGCAGCCGAGCTGTGTCGGATCATGGCTGTCGGGCACCCTCTCATCAAGCGCGGCCTGGCCGTGCGCACCGGGTACATCTTCGGCGGCGGCATGCAGATCAACGCCGTCGACGACACCGTCAACGAGGTACTACAGGCGCACCTTGACGACCCGGGCAACCAGGCCGCCCTGTACGGCGACCAGGCGCAGGAGACGCTGGAATGGGCGCACGGCACCGACGGGAACGTGTTCCTCGCCTGCTTCACCAACCCCAGGACCGGGTTCGTGCAAGTCCGCCCCATCCCGTTCGCTGAGATGACGGAGATCATCACCAACCCGGACGATGACACTGAGCCGTGGTTCTACCGCCGCGACTGGACCCGCACCCATATCGGCCTCGACGGCCGTGTCGAGACGGTCACGAGGACCACGTTCTACCCCGGCATCCGATACCGCCCCCGCCTGCGGCCACGGTTCATCCAGGGCAACGAGGTCCTGTGGGACGCACCCGTGGTGCATTCGAAGGTGAACGCGTTGCAGGGGTGGGATTTCGGCATCGGGGACGTGTACGCCGCCCTGCCGTGGGCTCGCGCGTACCGGGAGTTCCTCGCCGACTGGGCGACCCTCATGAAGTCCCTGTCGCAGTACGCCTGGCGTGCCACGACGGGGAAGCCGACGAAGTCGCAGGAGATGCGGCGGGCTCTCGCACGCCGCCCCGCACCAGGCACCGCCGCGGGCACTGACACTGGTGCCGGCGCGACAGCAATGATGTCCCCCGACGTGACCCTCGAAGCGGTCCCCAAGACCGGTGCAACCCTGGACTCCGAATCCGGCCGCCCCCTCGCGTCACTCATCGCCGCCGCCCTCGGCCTGCCCGTGACCACGCTGCTCGCCGACCCGGGGCAGACCGGTGCACGCGCCGTGGCAGAAACGCTGGACGAGCCGACCCGGTTGGAAATGGGGCAACGCCGGTCCGTGTGGGCGAACCTGTACCGCGACATCGCCGAGTACGTCATCCGCTCCGCCGTCCGCGCACCCCAAGGGCCACTCACCGGGACGCTGATCCGGGATGACTTCTCCGGCCGCGAGCAGCTGCAACTGGCCGGTGACCTGGACCGCACCATCGACGTCGTGTTCCCCCCGTTGGACGACGTCGACGTGGACAAGATCGTGTCCGCGATCGTCGAAGCCGACTCCACCCAGAAGATGCCGCCACTGACGACGTTGCGGCTGCTGCTGCAGGCGTTGGGGGTGGATGACCCGGAGGCGATCATCGACACCGTCACCGACGACCAAAACCAGTGGATCGACCCGCTCATGTCCGCCGGGCAGGCCGCGATCGACGCCTACCGCCGCGGCGACACCCCGCAGGTGTAACCCGTGGCCGTCACCCCCGACACCCTCCGCCTCCTTGCAGGGCTCCGGATCCGTGTCGGTGACTCCGTCGACCAGGCCGGCCGCGACCTCGTGCGTGGATGGGCGACGGCGTGGGACGAGCTCGCCGCTGAGTGGGACGCTGCGCTCACCGAGCTCGCTGCCGCCTCGACCGCGAACGGGTGGCCGTCCAGGGCGCAGCTGGCGCGGGCGGACCGGGTGTGGCGGGCGATGGACGCCACCAGGGACGCCCTCGACGGCCTCGCACAGGACCTGGACGTGCGGATCTTGCAGGACCTGCCCGACCTGACCGGCGACGCCGCCTTGTGGCAGGCGCGCATCACCGGCTCACAACTCCCGCCCGCGGCTGGTTCGACGGCGGAACTCGTCGCCCGGTTCAACCGGGTCGATCCCGCCCAGCTGGAACAGATCGTCACCCGCACCACGACACAGATTCACGCCGCCACCCGGCCCCTGTCCGTAGAAGCGATCGCGGTCATGCGGTCGCAGCTGATCCGTGGCGTGGCCGTTGGTGATAACCCGCGTCAGGTCGCGGCCCTGATGCTGCGACGGTTAGAGGGTGGGTTCAACGGGGGCCTCACGAGGGCGCTGGTCATCTCCCGGACCGAGATGCTTGACGCGTACAGGGCGGCCGCGCAGGCACAGGACATCGCCAACGAGACCACGCTGACCGGGTGGCGGTGGATGGCCACGTTGGACACCCGCACCTGCCCCTCCTGCCTCGCCCAGCACGGCAGCCTCCACCCCACCAGCGAGGCGGGACCACACGATCACCAGCAGGGCCGCTGCGCACGCCTACCCGTCACCAAGACATGGCGGGAACTCGGGTTCGACATCGACGAACCGCCAGACATCATCCCCGACGCTCGCGCATGGTTCGACAACCTCGCGGCCACCGACCAGGCCCGCATCATGGGCCCCCGCCGACTGCAGTTGCTGCAGGACGGTGACATCAGCTGGGACGACCTCACCCGCCTGCGACACACCACCGGGTGGCGTGACTCCTACACCGTCACCCCTGTGGCGGCGCTGACCGCCTGATCGTCGGCGGCCGCCCCGTCAGCTCGTCCGGACCCTCCAACGCCTCCGCCCCACACGCACGGCATTCGTGCAGCAGGTGTGACCCGTCCCAGTCCATGACGACCTCACGCAGCACCCAGTCGTGCGCGTCGCAATCCACCCGATCCTCGCTGGCCATCCGGCCCATCATCCCCCACCAGGAGGCGAACTGTCGTGGCCACCTCGATCACCCTCACTCACACTGCCCGCCCGATCCGGGAAGCGACCAACGCGTCCGGGCACCTGCGGGTGCGGCTCATCGACGCCGGCCGCGGCAGCTCGGCGATCTACCCCGACACCACCCTCCGGGCTGCGGCCGAGGCCCGCGTGTTTCCCGCCGGGACGCACGTGTACTTCGACCACCCGTCCACGACGGAGGACATGGACCGGCCCGAGCGGTCCGTGCGGGACCTCGCTGGCGTCACCACCACCGACGCCATCTACGTCCCTGAGGCGCGTGCCCTCGACGCTGACGTGCGCGTGTTCTCCCCCTACCGCACCGCGGTGAACGAGATGGCCGACGCGATCGGCCTGTCCATCCGTGGGTACATCGAGGGCGAGCACGGTGAATGGGAAGGCCACGAGGGCCTCATCGCCACCCAGATCAGTGAGATCCAGTCCGTCGACTTCGTCACCAAGGCTGGCCGTGGTGGCCGGGTGCTGCAAGTGATCGAGTCCGCCCGTGCGAAGGCCGTGGAGGCCAGGAACGTGGGCGGCTGGTTCGAGGCACGCATCCACCAGGCGTTCACGAACCTCGCCGACGAGATGTACGGCGAAGGCAAGCTGACCCGGGACGAACGCATCACCCTCTCCGCCGGGATCGGTGACGCCCTCGGGGCGTTCACGTCCCGCGTGCAGACCGACGCCGGCGACCTCTACGCCCGGGACCTGTGGGACGAGCCCCCGACCGGTGAGGTCACCGAGGCCCGCCGGGGCGCGTCGGAAGCGACGGCGAACGACCGCCGCGAGCAACTGTCCGCCCTGGTGAAGGACGCCTACGGCGAGCAGGACCGGTGGGTGTGGGTCCGCGACTTCGACGAGGCCACGGTCTGGTTCGAACTCGACAGCGGCGACGACGCCGGCACCTACGCCCAGACCTACACCACCACTGGTGACGCCGCCACGGCGCTCACCGGGGACCGCACCGAGGTGCGGGTGCGCACCGAGTACATCCCCATCAACGCCGACGAAGCGTCGGCCCCAAGTGTCCCGAGCCGTCCGGCCGGGCAGTCCACCGCCAACGAGTCCAGGGAGGACACCATGGCACAGATCCAGATCGAGGAGAGCCGGCTGGCTCAGCTCGAGAAGGACGCCGGCCGGGCCACCGCGCTCGAGTCCGAGCGCGACCAGGCCATCACCGAGCGTGACGAAGCACGCCAGACCGCCGACGCCGCGGCCGCGGCGCGCATCGTCGCCGAAGCCGACTACGACTTCGACCAGCTGCAGACCCGCGGCCTCCTGGCCGACCTGCCGCGCACCAAGGAGGGCCGCCTCGACACCGAGGCGTTCACCACCACCGTCACCACCGAGGCCGCACGCCTCGCCGAGACCGACGGTGCCGGCAGCGTCCGCGGCCTAGGCGGAAAGCGGGCCTCGGAGTCGGAGGACCTGACCGAGGAAGAGCTCGACCGTGAGCTCGGCATCACCCGGAAGGAGGCCTGAGATGGCCACGAACGAGGTCTACCGCCACGCAGACCACCTGTCCCTGCCCGTCATCGCAGGCACCCTCCCGGGTGACCCGGTGATCGTGGGTTCCCTCAAGGGCGTCGCCCAGACGAAGCGCGGTGAGGGCGGCAACGCTTCCACCCACGCGTCGGTGTGGCTGGACGGCGCCCACGATTTCGAGGTCGACGGCGCGATCGCCGCTGTCGGCACGCCCGTCTACTACCAGGGCGACGGCTCCACCCGGAACCCGGTCCTGTCCGCCACCGCCACGGACAACACCCTGTTCGGGTACGCGCTCGCCACGAAGGCGGCCGCGCAGGGCCCGATCCCCGTCCGCACCGCCCAGGTCTGAGAGGAGACCGCATCATGAGCACCACCCAGACGCAGGGGCGCAACCGGCGCATCGTCGAAGCCCGCCGCCTGTTCGACCGAGTCCTGAAGGGCGACCTTCGTGCACGCGCCGAGGTCCTGGAGACGCTGACGACCAGCGACTTCCCGTACCTCCTCGGTGCCGCGTACAGCCGGGAGATGCTCGGCGAGTACGCCAGCGTCCCGGCTGTGTGGCAGCGGTACTCCACCCGCTCCACTGTGCCCGACTTCCGCCCGAAGTCGCTCATCGACCTCCTGGGCGGTCGCGCCGGACTCACCCGGGTGCCGGAGGCCACCGAGTACAAGGCACGGAAGCTGTCGGAGGCGAAGTACGAGTTCAAGGTCGAGAAGTACGGCGACCGGTTCCCGCTCACGTGGGAAATGCTGAAGAACGACGACCTCGACGCATTCCGCAACCTCCCCTCCCGACTCGCTGTCGCAGCCCGGGAGACCGAGGACATCGTCACCGCGAAGACCCTGTTCAACAGCGGTGGGACCGCGCTGAACACGGACTTCTTCAAGACGGCGAACAAGAATGCCCCGGGCACCGCGGCGCTGAGCACCGAGTCGCTCGAAGCGGCGCTGACCAACATCAGCACCCGCAAGGACAACGAGAAGCGTCCGATCGTGGTCTCCGGTGCCGTCCTGATGGTTCCGCCAACGCTGGAGATGCAGGCTCGGCGGATCCTGAACGCGACGGAGATCCGCCGCACCGACGGGAACACCACCACGGTGGAGTCGAACTACCTCACCGGCCTGGTGGAGCTCGTGGTGAACCCGTGGTTGACCGTCGTCAACACCGGGACGAACGCGGCCACGAACTGGTTCGTGCTCCCGAACCCGAACCAGAACAACAACCGCCCGGCGCTCGTCACCGGCTTCCTCCGCGGTGAGGAGGACCCGGACCTGCGGGTCAAGGCCGACGCCGGCAACCGGGTCGGCGGTGGCGCCGTGGCTCCGGAGGAGGGGTCGTTCGACGACGACACCATCCAGTACCGGGTCCGGCACGTCACCGGCGCCGGGACTGTGGTCCCGACGGCGACGTACGCCTCCACCGGCGCGTCCTGACCCAGGCGCCCCAACCGGCGGGTGGGTGTCGCCCCTGCCATCACCAGGGATGACACCCACCCGCACCTACCTGAACAGTGGAGGTGAGCTCGTGGCCATCGACTACAACACTGAGGTCGGGCAGGTCCGCCTCCTCATCGCCGACGTCAACGAGAGCAACCTGGTCCTGACCGACGACCAGATCGACGGACTCCTCGCCATGGAGGCTGGGGTGAAGCGGGCCGCGGCGGCCGCCCTCGACGCGATCGCCGTGTCCGAGGTCCTCGTGTCCAAGGTGATCCGCTCCCAAGATCTGACGACTGACGGGGCGAAGGTCGCCGACGCTCTCCGCGCCCTCGCCCGCCAGTTGCGCGGCCAGGCCGACGAGGACGACAACGCCGGCTTCCTCGACGTGATCGAGTTCCACCCCTACCCGGGCCCGGAAGCGACAGAGCAGGCGATCTGATGCCGTTCCCGTCGACACGGATCATCCCGACCGGCTGGTCAGCGCATCACCAGCCCGCGATGCGCACATCCATGAACGCCACCTGCGTCATCACGGACCCTGCACGCACCACCCGCGGCCCCTGGGACGAGCAGACCGGCAGCTACGGCCCGCCTGTCCCATTCCAGGTGTACCCCGACCCGCAGGCCACCGAGGATGCCCCGTGCCGGGTGCAGCGCATCGCCTCCGGCCGCGAGGCTGTCCAGGCCGGTGTGCAGGTCGAGTACCGCGGCTACCTCATCACCATCCCCGCCGACGCGCCCGCCATTCACCCGGATTACGAGGTCCATGTGACCGACGCGATCAACGACCCGAACCTGCCGGGCGAGATGTTCACGGTCACCGACGTGCTCCTCGGCAGTGAGCGGTTCGAGCGGGACCTGTTCTGCACGCACAACGAGTCCACGGAGGCGGTGAATCCCTGATGGTCATGATCGAAGGCTCCGGCTTCCACACCCTCGCCGTAGACCTCGCCCGCGCGGGCGAACGGGCGCGCCCCCTGGCCGAGACCGTGGTACAGAAGGTCACCGCCGATGTGGAGCGTGACGCGAAGATCTTCGCCCCGGTCGACACCGGCGCCCTGCAGAACTCGATCTCCCGCCAGGTCAGCACCGGTGCCGACACCATCACCGGCGAGGTCGGCCCGACCGTGAACTACGGCGCGTTCGTCGAGTTCGGAACCTCCCGCATGGCACCCCGAGCGTTCCTCGGCCCGGCCCTAGACCGCAACGGACCCGGGTTCGAGAAGGCGATGGGCCAGATCATCGACAAGGCGCTCTGATGCCCACACCACGCCAGCTCCGCGTCGCCGCCGAAACCCTCCTGATCAACGAGGGACTGCAGCTGCTGCGATCGGTCAACGAGGACGCTCCCGTCGGTCCTGACGAACTCGTCGGACCATACGTGCGGCTCTACCCGGGCAACACCGGCCGCCCGGGCGATTCCGACGAGGCGTTGTGCGGCGACGTCGGGTCCGGGCGGTGGCAGTTCCAGGTCACCTGCGCCGGCGGCACCATCTCGCACGCCGAATGGGCCCTCACCCGCACGCTGGCCGCGTTCACCCAGAAGGTGCGACTCACCCCCGATAGCGGGTTCGTGCGGCAGGAGTACGTACCCACGTTCGCGACCGAGGACACCACCACCCGCCCGCACCGGTGGTTCTACCCCGTCCTGTTCACCGTCCAGATCCCCTAACCACCTCGAGGAGGCCGTGATGGCCACGAAGTTCGTCGACGCCTACGACACCCGCACCGGGAAGAAGCTGCAGCACCGGGTGCCCGAGTACTTCATCGGGCACCGCAAGTTCGGGCGTCACCTGTCCAAGACCCCCCGCCAGAAGGCGCAGGAGCCGAAGCCGCAGACCGGCACGGACGCCGCGAAGGTGACCGAGCCGGCCACTCAGGAGTCCCCGACCGGGGCCAACACCACGAAGGAGAAGTGACATGCCGAAGACTCTGGCTGACGGTCGGGTCAAGCTGACCGCGCTCACCACCAAGCCCGCAGATGTGGCTGCGATCACCATCACCGAGCTCGGCGCTGGCACCGAGGCCGCGTGCTCGATCAACAAGTCCGACTACCGGCTCTCCGCGACCGGGTCCACCCCGATCACCGAGCAGGAGATGTGCCGCAAGGGCGAGGGCAACACCCCCGGACCCACCCAGTACGAGGGCAGTGTGACCCCGTTCTGGTACCTGGACGAGACCGGGCAGCCCGACCCGGCGGCGATGGAGGTGTGGGACCTGCTCAAGACGAAGGGCACCACGCTGTGGCTCGTCGAGCGGGACGGTCCCGAGGAGGACGTCGACTGGGCCGAGGGAGACGAGTACGTCGTGTACGAGGTCGTCACCGATGAGCCGCAGGTTCCCACGGACCGGTTCACCGGGTTCATCAAGCGCATCGTGCCGCTCGGTGTGCAGTGGAAGGAAACAGGGGTCGTCGCCGCGGGCGTCTGATCCCTCTTTGTCACCTGCCGGGGCCTGTGTTCACGGGTCCCGGGCCCCGGCAGGTCCAACCCGTGCAGACCCGTGAAACCCCGTGAAGGAGCACCCCGTGTCCGAGAACACCACCACCCCTGAGGCGGCCGAGTTCGATCTGCTCGACTGGATCGACTCCGGCACCACCGCCCGGTGGGAACACCCCATCTACAACAACCCCGCCCTCGCCTCCGTCATGGAGGACCTCAAGCGCCAGTACGACGAAGCCACCCGCGCCGACGAGAACGCGCCGGCGGGCGAAGAGTCCATGGGCGAGACCTCCCGCGTGAACCATCTCCTCAGGGAGATGGAACGTGTCGTTGAGCAGTGGGAGGCGTCGAAGGCGGTGTGGCGGGGCCACGCCCTCGCGCAGGAGCTCATCGATGAAATCACCGAGAAGCACCCGCTCCCCGAGGCGCGCCCGGAGCCGCAGCGGCACCAGTACTCCTCCGAGGAGGCGTACGCGGCAGCCTATGAGAAGTGGCTGCCCCACCGTGATGCCGTGGCGAAGAAGATCGCTGTCGCGATGGACGAGCGGAACTACCGGTTCATCGTCGCCAGTGTGGATGAGGTCGTCACCCCGAAGGGGAGCGTGACGGGTGTTTCGTTGGAGCAGGTGCGGCGGATCGCGGTTCGTCCGCACGGGAAGAAGCAGCTCACCGCTCTGGTGCAGAAGATCTCGCAGGCCACGAATGGTGACGTGGAGGTGGTGGCCCCAAAAGGGTTGCCGACGAGCTGACCGAACAGCCCGGGCTGCTGCTGGCGTTGCGGGCAGCCCGGGCATGGCAGGTGCGCCCGATGGAATACCTGAGCAGCTGGTCGGAACGTGACCGCACCCTCGCTGAAGGGCTCCTGACATACGAGGCCGGCCTGCATTCGTGCGGTCACCCGGTGGGGCGGGCGTTCAATCCGGAGATGGATGGGTGGTTCGAGGCCGAGTGGGACGTTTGCTACGCCTGCGCGGCCGCGGACCGGGCGCGGGCGGACACGGAGAAGCCTGACCCGGGTGCGGTGCTGCATGTGGTGGACACCCGCCCGGCAGACAAGCCGTTGCCGCCGTTGGTGATCCCGGTGACGGGTTAACCGGCTGGGAGGACTGCAAACGGGGTGAAGCTCACCTCATCTTCTGGCACGACGTCCGAAGACCAATCGAGCACATGGGCGGAATAGAACTCGCCACCGGTAGGAACGGACGCCTCGAACCACCAGAGGCAGTCTTCGCTGTCCTGATAGCGCTCGCCGGCCCTCAGCGTGGTGGTCGCCACGATGGAACCGGCTGCGTCCTCGATCGTGACCTGCACGCCCTCCTTGATCACGGTCCACTCTGAGTGGCCCATGCACATCCCGTCCTCGGGTACGTCATGCAGCACTGCGCCGCCCCCCAACCCGACAGCACCTTGCACGTCGATCTCCGAGGCTTCGGCCTCGCTCGGCTCCTCCGTTACAGCCGCGGAGCTGCTCGGCTCATCAGGAGCGGCGCTCGCTTCGCCGTCGTTGGCGGTACATCCGGCTAAGAACAGCACGCTCGCAGCGATGGCTGTCATCAGTGATCTCTCCATCAGCACAGTCAACCGCATGGCACCCGCACGAGGGGAGGTTCCCTCGTGGCAGAGCAGCGTTCCGTCGTCGTCCGACTCGTCGCCCAGATCTCCGAATTCACCCGGGCGATGGGGCAGGCGTCCCGGTCTGTGGAGGAAGTCGGCAGCGCTACGGAGCGCACTTCCCAGCGGTCGCAGACGGCTGTGCGCAGCATCGTGCAGTCTGCGCGGGAGAACGAGCAGGCGTGGACGACCGCCGGCGCCGGGCTCACGGCTTTTGGCGCGGGCATCACGGCCGCAGGCGTGGCCGCCGGACGTACTGGCATCGCATACAACACCCTGCAGCAACGGTCCCGTGCCGCGTTGACCACCATGCTCGGATCGGCCGAGCAGGTGGCGGCGCAGATGGCCGAGTTCGATGAATTCGCTCGCCAATCCCCGTTCGCGAGGGACGTGTGGCTTCAGGCGCAGCAGCAGATGCTCGGCTTCGGCATCGAAGCCCAACGCGTCATCCCCTATCTGGACGCGATCGAGAACGGTGTCGCAGCCGCCGGCGGCTCCAACCACGACGTTGCCGAACTGTCCCGCATCTTCTCCCAGATCAGCGCGTCCGCGAAGATCACCGCCACTGACCTGCGTGAGTTCGGCAACCGCGGGATCGACGCCGCGACCCTCATCGGGTCCCAGATGGGCATGACCGGCGCCGAGATCCGTGAGTCCATTACCGATGGCACTCTCGACGCACAGGACGCGCTCGATGCTCTCGCTGCTGGCATGCAGGAGCGGTTCTCTGGCGCGGCGGACAACGTCAAGGACACCATGGTCGGCGCCGTCGACCGAGTGAAGGCCGCGTTCCGTGACCTGTCCTCCGAGCTCGTCACGGTGCTCGTCGACCCCGAGGGCGGTGGCCTCCTTGTCGACTGGCTGAACAACCTCGCTGACGCCGCTCGCGGCTTCCAGGACCTGCCCGGCCCACTGAAGGCCACCGTCGCGGGCATCATCGGGCTGACCGGCGCCGCATCCCTCCTCGCCGGTGGTGCGTTGCTCGCGGTCCCCCGGATGGTCGCGTTCTACGACGCCCTCGGGAACCTCGGACCCGCGGGCACCCGAGCCCAAGCTGGGCTCCGTCGTTTCGGCCCCACGCTGGGCAGGATCGCCATCCGGGCCGCAGCTGTAGCCGTGGCAGTGCAGGCCGCCGGCGCCGCGTCCCGCGCACTCAGTGATGCCATGTATGGGGGCGCCGCCGGCGCTAACGAGTTGTCCCGCGCGCTGCGCACCGGCGATTACGACACAGCATTCCAGGGCCTATCTGGTGCGTATGACAGTCTCGGTGAGTCGCTGCAGACCCTCACCGGTGGCGGGATCATCGACCGCGCAGACCGTGCACTCTCGGGCCTCAACCAGGCTGTTGGTGGCCCGTTCGTTGATGATGTGCAAGGCGCTAGGGACGCGTTCGCCGCGATGAGCGACTCCCTCTCTGGGATGGTGCAGGGTGGTGATGCCGAGCAGGCGGCAGCGCAGTTCGAGATGCTCGCTGATCGCGCTGCTGAGATGGGTGTCACGCAGGAGCAACTGCTCGAACTGATGCCGTCCTATCGGGACGCGCTCGTGGGTCTCGAGGAGGGCGCCTACGACGCGGCTGGCGGGTCGGACACTCTGGCGGCATCTCAGGAGGCTGCACAGGAGCAGGCCGAGGAGTGGGCTGGCACAGCACAGTCGGCTGGTGAGTCATTCGGCTCGATCGTGGGCTCCTACCAGTCCGTAATCGACAAGAACCGCGAGATCGCCGAATCGACCTCGGCGGCGACGGAGGACGCGTCGGATTCGTGGGAGGACTTCTACGACGGCGCCTCGGTGTCCATGCAGGATTGGATTGCCGAGCTGGAGGCCCAGCGGGAGGCTACAGAGAACTGGGCTGCGAACTACCGCGAGGCCCTCGGTCAGATCGCTGACGAGGTCCCTCGCGCAGGCCAGGAAGCGCACCGGGCGTTCGTCGAGGAGATGGTCGCTTCCGGTGAGGAGGGCGCGGCGGCGCTGCAGGCGTTCGTTGACGGCACACCGGAGCAGCGGCAGCAGCTTGTGGACGCCTGGGCGGGGACCGGGCAAGCGATCTCGGATGTGATTGACCGGGGCACCCGCCCGATCGGGCTCGACGCTGACACGTCTGAGGCCGTCAGCGAGTTCAACGCGATGACAGGCGACTGGGAGAACACCACCACGCCCACTGGTTTGGACGCGGACACCACCGACGCGGACGACACGGTCGCGGAGTGGCAGCGCACCATGATGGACGACGTCACGGATACGAACCTGGACGCGAACACGCGCCCAGCTGACGACTCGGTCCGTGAGGCGCAGAACGACTGGGCGAACGACACCACTGACACGCAACTGGGCGCAAACACGAGTCCGGCATGGTTGGACGTGAACGGTTTCTTGGACTCCACCAGTGACCGCGGCACGGATGTGCAGGTCGGCGCCAACACCTACAGCGCTCGCCAGGGTGTCGACTACCTGGTCCGGGACATCAACGGCCGGTCAGCGACCATCAGCGTCTACACCAGGCGAGTGCGTGGCGGGGGTAGCGACAGCGCTCTTGGGAGACTGCCCGAGGGCTACGCCACCGGTGGTGCCATCTCCGGCCCCGGGAGTGGCACGTCGGACTCGGTGCCAATCATGGCGTCCAACGGCGAGCACATGCTCACGGCCCGCGAGGTACAGATGGCGGGCGGGCATTCGGCGATTGAGGCGATGCGAGCCGAGATCCGCTCCGGTCGCCGGATGCGCGCCTACGCCACCGGTGGTCCTGTGAGCCGCACATTCCTCCCAACCGCGCCGTCAGCCCCCACAGTGAACGTTGCGGCACCGTCTCTGGACGGCATGGCGATCACCGGCCGCCTGGAGATCAGTGGGGATGGCCTGGCTCGGATCGTCGATGGACGGATCGGCAGCGCTCTCACCCAGCAGGCCGACTCCTACCGATACGCAGGGAGGCCATGATGCCCATCCTTGAAGCCACCTACGACCCGGCGTGGGCTGCGGTGCGGATCGTGGTCGATGGCGGCATGTGGCCGTCTGCGGTGTCGCAGATCCGGATCGAACGCCAGTCGGCCGGCTACCCGGTCATCCCGGTGCGGGGCGTGGAGGACCTGTGGGTGGCTGGTGGGTACTGGATCGGCACTGACCATGAGATGCCAATCAACACCAACGTCCAGTACACCGTGTACGGGTTCAACGAGTTCGGCGACCCAGTTGCACAGGAGTCGCAGAGCGTCTCGACCGTGGGCGCCCCACCATGTGACTTCTTCATCAAGGCACCTGGGAAGCCGGACCTCACGCAGAACGTCATTTTCCGAGGGATCGGGGACGTGTCCTCGGCGACTCGGGGCGGCGCCTACCAGATCCACCAGTCCGACCCGGCCGCCCGACCCAAGGCGATCGCACAGTGGGCGGGATCAGACACTCTCCAGGCGCCGATCATCGTCGGCACGAAGGGTGCAGGTGCTGCCCGCGCACTGGAGGGGCTGCTCCAGCGCGCGCGGGTGGTGCTGATCCAGGACGCGGCCGCCGAGCCGGAGCTGACACCAGGTTGGTACCTGGTCACCGGGTGGTCGCGGGCGAACCCGGCGCAGATGAGCTACGCCCACTACGACGGCCGGAACTATGCCCTCTCCCTCGTCGCCACCGACATGCCCGCCGGGCTGGGTGTCCGCTCGACCGGGACCACCTGGCAGGGCGTGATGGATCAGTACGCCACCTGGCAGGACGTCATCGACGCCAACCCGACCTGGTTCGACCTACTCCAGGGGGCGTGATGTGGCCCGTCACAAGCCCCTACCTGGAGGCGATCCAGTCCCCGCATGAGGTGGTCATCCGCGCTGACGTGAACAAGGGCGGCGTCCGGCTGTACTCGGATCTGCCGGTGGAAACGCAGGGCTCTCGGGTGTCGGTGGCTGCGCACCGGATCACGCGACGTGAGTGCACACTGATCATCGCTCCACGGTTGCGTGAGGGTGTCTATGGTGACCGGCCGGCGCTGCCCGAGTCGTGGGATGCGCCGCTGGGTCACTACGGACAGGAGATCACGCTCCGCCACGGCCTGGTGTATCCGAACGGTGTCGTGGAGTGGGTTCCGTGCGGGATGTACCGCATTGATGACGTGGACGGGTCGCTGCTGGACCAGTCGGGCGTGCAGATCAAGGGTGTCTCACGTGAGGCGTGGATCGCGGACGACCGCTTCTCCAATCCTCGTACCGTCTCGTCCTCGTCGGCGCAGCAGTTGATCACTGACCTGATCCAGGAGACCGACCCGGCGTTCGTGGTGATCCCATCTGCGACGCAGGACGCGCGCGTGCGGCGGACGACGTTCGATGAGGACCGGTGGGATGCCATCACTCAGATCGCTAAGGGCATCGGAGCTGTCGTCTATGCGGACGCTGCAGGTCGGTTTGTGATCCGTGACGCTCCGACGCTGGATTCGCCACCGGTGTGGCGGATCGCGTCGGAGTACTCGACCCAGGAGCAACGCACTGTCACCACCTACGACTGGACCGGCACCACTGGGGAGTCGACTTCCATCGAGACCACGCTGGACGTGGTGACCCGCACCAACCATGTCACGGTCCCACGTCCGCGCGAAGGTGAGGATCTAGGCCCATGGGGAACGTTCGGTGGCCCGGTCGCAGTAGACGAGCCTGGCCCTGATGGCGGTATCGGGCTGTTGCGGCTGGTCGGAGACGGATCTGGACAGCGGTACGCGCAGGTCAGTGTCCCGATGGCTGGCTCCAACACCGCCGTGCACATGTCGCTGTGGGCGCGCTCCACTGCGGACGTGACGATGGACTGGGCCCGGGTGTCCGCCCGGGACGGGTTCTCCACTGTGGCCAGCACCGACCTATCCCCGATCCCGCTGACGGCGGGCGAGTGGGCCGAAGTGGCCGGGACGGTGGAAGTCGCAAGCGAGTTCGATTCTGCGCGCGCGACGGTCGGCCTGGTCTCCTCGACACTGCCGGACGCGGTGGAGCTGGATTTCACCATGGCGTACGCCTCCACGGTGGCGGGACCATTCTTCGACGGCGACACCCGCGACGTGATCGAGTACTACACGGTCGACCACGCGGGCGTGCTTGTCTCCGCGGATCAATCCTCCAGTCGTGAGCGCGTCTACAACCGGGTGGTAACGCGCGGGGAGAACCCTTCCTCTGGCGCTCCCCCGGTGTCCGCGATCGCGACGGACACCGACTCGTCCTCGCCCACTCGCTACGGCGCACCATCGACCGGTGCTTATGGGCACGTGACGAAGTTCCAGGCGATCCCAACGATCACAACCGTGACACAGGCACGACGTGCCGCGGCGGCCGAGCTCGCGCGCTCCACCGGTGCCGCGTCCTCGGTGGACATCGGCGCGGTGCCGAACGTCGCTTTGGAGGCGCTCGACGTGATCGACCTGTGGACCGACCCGACCGACGCGAACACGATCCGCCGGCACGTCGTCGACTCCATCACTTTCGATCTCGCAGCAGGGGGCCGTTTCCAGATGAGCACTCGCGACATCCGGCAGGTGGTCGCATGACATCGCTCGGGCAGTCCACAGCGAACATGCTCGCCCGCATGACGACCTCGGGGTGGCGACTCGGCACCGTCCTCGAGGTTGACGCCCCTACGGGGACGCTCACCCTGGATCTCGGTGGCGAGACCGTCTCCGGGGTGCCATGGCAGGCATCCGCCTACTCCCCCGTCGTCGAAGACGTCGTCACGGTCCACTGGGACAGGACTCATGGACTACTCGTGACCGGAACTATCTCCACTGTCCAGGTGGACGAGCCGGAGCCCGTGACCCGGGCGCTGCCGTCCACTGACGAGGTCGCTTGGGAGATGTCCGACGAGGACAACGACGGCACGTGGTCCCCCACCCTCTTCTACCCGGATGGAATCGAGTGGGCCACGCAGGGCACCGACCCTCGCCAGGGCGGGGATGAGCCGCCCGACTTCGTGGCGCCGATCATCGTGTGGGCGACCATGATCACCTGGGAGGACCTGCCCGACCGGATCCCTGGCGGCGCGACAGGCGTGCGCCTCTTAGCTCGCGTCAAGCGGGTCGACCGCGCCGGCGACTACGGCCCGTACCAGCCACGCAAGCAGCTCGTCTCCCCTGTGCTGTGGGGTCACTCCTACACACAGGCAGCGCCGCCAGCTGACAACGTCGCCCCGACACTCACGCACGGGCCCTGGTTGCCCGGGCAGTTGGCCGCCGCATCCGAGTGGGGCGCCGGTGACGGCGAGCAGGCCACATGGCCGATCCCGCAGGCACTCCAGGACGACCTGATCTCAGGGGCCGCTACCGGGTTGGCGCTATACACCGACGACATCGACGAGACCGCCAGTTTCGCGATTTCCCTGGTACTCACCTACACCCCACCGCCCGAAGTCTGACCTCTCCCGCCCTCACCCCGACGCCCAGCGCGATCGGGGCCTCACCCATGCCCAGGAGGACCGCATGCCCGCAAATGAGCCAGTCCAGCAGGGCCCGTACCCGACTCCCCCGGATCCGCCTGACGGTCCCAACCAGATGAGCGCGATCGTCACGTGGGCGGCCGGGCGACTGAACATGCGCTTCGCCGACGTGCCCGCCCTGGAGGCCGAGATCCCCTCCCCCGTCGAGGGCATGGAAGCGTTCACCGGGTCCGGGTCGAGCGCCGTTAAGTGGATTTACGTCAACGGGGATTGGGTGCGGGCCTACGAGGCAGGAGACTCTCGCCTCCGCCGCGAGCGACTAACCGGCACCGACGTCATCGCCGTCGAATCCGGGTGGTCCCTGGTCTACGCCTCCGCTGTCATCGATACCGACCCAGAAGCGGGCACGTCGATGGTCACCATGACCTGGCAGCAAACGGGCGTCGCGATCACGTCCGGAGCCCAGAATGTGGCCCTCGGCTCTCTTGCAGTAGGTATGCCGATCCCGAAGGAGATCTCGTTCGGTTCCGGGTCGGCGGGATCGAACTTCTCTCACGTGAACGTCACGACGTCGGGGTCGGTCGCGCTCCGATATCAGGTCGATGCCACGTCCAGTGGCGCGACCTCGCGTTGGGTAGCGGTTTGGGAGGCGTGACCCGTCACCCGATGTGTCCCTGAGTCACTGAGGCGTCACGTCCGCGCGATGAGCGCTACGGCCAGATGCGGAGCACCGATCCCGTCCAGCATGTCGACTGGATCAGTGCCGTTGTTCCAGACCTGTAGGAAGATGTCCTGTCCGGCAGCGATCTGAACTGTCGTGGCGGTTGCGAGGTACCGGGTTTCCCATCCGCTCTGATCGATGACCGTGCCCACTCCGCCCACCACGATCCGGAGCTGGAACTCGTGGGGTGGGGTCAGGTCGAGACGGATGCTGCCAGAGACCATGTAGATGCCGTCGACTGGGACATAGAAGCCGTTGGCCCCGGCCGTGATGCCGCCGTGCATGTATTGCACCGTGCCGGCGCTGATGGTGTGCGGACCGCCCTCCGGGATCGAAACGGTGCCCGTTCCTCCCTCTCGACGGGCAGCCACGGCGGTGGCGTTCTGCGCCCTCCAGTCCCCGTTGACGTAAATCCACCTATCGGCCCCGACCTCCGAGGAGTCGTATGACCGCCCTACCCCCTGCGGCGATCGCAACCATCGTCGCCGCCGCTATCGGAGTGGTCGGCGTCATCGTCGGCGCCGCCCTGGTCCACAGCCGTGAGACGAAACGCGACCGCGCCTCAGCGATCATGCAGCACGTCGAGATCCTGCAGACCCGCCTGCGTGACAGCGAGACCAGGCAGGCGAGCATGCAGGGCGAGATCGACCGACTCTGGACGGCCCGCCGCGCCGACGCTGTCCTCATCCGCGCCCAAGGTGACCATATCGACGTCCTGGAGGCGCACATCTGGGCACGAAGAGAACCCCCGCCGCCCGCGCGCCCCCAGGGCGCCTGACCCCGACACCCCCACCCGAGCCCCGCCAGAGCGCGGGGCTTTCGCATGCCAGGAGGCATCCAAGCATGGTCACGCTCAAGAAGGGGCGCCTACCCGGCGCCGTCTGGGACCCGATCAGTAAGCGGTCCCTGCTGTCCAACCGGCCGGTGCGGATGACGGTGCACATGGCCGTCACCGACGCCGACGACATCTACGGTCCCGGCAAAGGTCCAGGGAGGACGTACGCCCACGCGTACAACCCGTTGGACGAGGCAATGCGGCAGCACCAGGAGATCCACCGCAAGGCCTATGCCGACCTCGACGGCAACGGCAAGACCTTCGCTGTCGAGCACCAGGGCCGCCCGGGCGACCGGATGAGCGGCAACCAGATCGACAACGACGCCCGAGCATTCGCACACCTGGTCACCGAACATGGGGTGCCGAACCGGATCGCCAGCTACAACGACACGACCGGTCTGGCCTGGCACCGCCTCGGCTGCAAGGGCAACTTCGGCGCGTTCGACAAGGCCAACCGGAAGACTTGGTCCGGGTATCAGACCGGGCAGCGTTGGTCGACCGTCTTCGGCAAGACCTGCCCAACCGATGCGTTCATCGACCAGCTGGACGAGATCTTCGACCTGGCGCAGGACTACATCGAGGGCGTGCCGGTCAAGAGGCCGCCGAAGCAGAAGCCTGCGCCGGTCACCGGATCAGGCAAGAAGACCCCGCGCAAGAGCCGTAAGTACGCCAAGCTCCGCCGCGACGGCGACTTCGGTCCGGTCACCGCCACGGCGTACCAGATCCTCCTGGACGCCCCCGAGGTGGACTACTACCACGGCGACATTGACGGCGACTTCGGGTCCCTGTCCATCAGGGCTGAGCAGGAGTGGCTGCGCGACCTCGGGTTCTACAAGGGCCGCATTGACGGCATCCGCGGCCCGATGACCCGCAAGGCGCTGCAGTCGTTCCTGCGCTCCAAGGGCCTGTACTCCGGCCGGATCGACGGCTGGCTCGGACCGATGAGCGTGAAGGCGCTGCAGTCCTACCTCAACCAGCAGCGCAAGTACCTATGAAGCCAACCCCGCGCCACGCGCGCACACAGAAGGGAATCCTTATGACTCCGTTGTTCACCGGCGCCTGGTGGAAGGCCACCGGGTGGCGCGTCCTGTACACCGTCCTCGCCGCGCTCATCCCGCTGGCGTCGCAGATCGGCACCGGCAACGTGGAGCTCGCCTACGCCGGCGGCCTCCTCGGTGCCGTCGCTGTCGCGTCGTTCGCCACCGCACTGTTCCGAATGCCCGAACTCACCGGCACCCAGGTGCCGGCGTGGAAGGCAGCGGTGTACCGGGTGGCACGCACCCTGGGTCAGACTGTCGCAGCCGGGGTGGCATCGGTGACGCTGATCCAGGACGCTGCCTGGCACGACATCGCCGTCACCGCCGCTGGTACTGCAGCCGTGACGCTCATCCGGACGCTGATCGGTTACCTGCCGGAGTCGGCGACCGAAGAACTGCTCGAGGAGTAGCGAACCTCCGGTGCGCATTCGCCCCCACCTGGCCTGATGGCTGGGTGGGGGCGATTTCGTGCGTCGGGGGCATGCGCAACCAGGACGGGACGGTAGGAGATCCGGAATGCCAAGTTCATCGCATGTCAACCGAGAAGTCGAAGTCCCTGGTCCTGCTCCATGTCCACAGCACCAGCGAGGAGGGCCGGTCTTTCCAGCTCAGCGCTCGCTGTGAGGTATCCCGGGAGCGCCCCACGCTCTCCGAGCGGATCGACGGCCTGGCCGCCCGCGTGATGCTCGTGCTGCTGAAGATCCTGCCCGGCCTGCAGGCTCTTCTGGACTACCTACTCAGCCTGTCCTGAGTGAGCGTGGAGTGTCACCCCCTGGCGCGAGACTCCCTCTC